AGGCCATCGCCCTGGGGCTTGGCTACGACCACCTGATGCTCCCGATGGAGTTCGAGCCCGACCACCGCTGCCGGACCTCAATAGGCTTCACCGACCCGCGCAGCTACGACGGCGAGCTTCTGTTCCCCGAGCGGTTTCCGCGCGCCACCGTCGACCGCGACAAAATCGCGCTCGGCGGCCATGCGGTTGCAGGCCAGTTTCAGCAGCGCCCGGCACCGCGTGAAGGCGGCCTGTTCAAGCGGGCATGGTTCGAGATCGTCGACGCGATACCGGCCACGGCGACCCGCAAGGCCCGCGCATGGGACCTCGGGGCCACCGAGGGCGGGGGCGATGCCACGGCCGGCGTCAAGGCGTCACGGACGCCCGACGGCGTGTTCTACGTCGAAGACGTGCGCCACGACCGCCTCGGCCCGGCCGGCGTCGAGCGGCTGATCGTCACCACGGCCAGCCAGGACGGCACGGCCTGCACGATCCGCCTGCCGCAAGACCCCGGCGCCGCCGGCAAAGCCTACGCCGCGACGCTGATCACCAAGCTAGCCGGCTACCCGGTCAAGGCCATCGCCCCGACGGGCGACAAGCAGACCCGGGCGACCCCGGCCGCTGCCCAGGCCGAGGCGGGGAACATCAAAATCCTGCGCGGCCCGTGGAACGAGGCCTTCCTGAACGAGGTCTGCACGTTCCCCTCGGGCTCGCACGACGATCAGGTCGACGCGCTGGCCGACGCCATCAACGAACTCGCGCTCGCCCCGGCGCCCGCGACCGCAATGCCGATGAGGCGCTAGAGGAGGACCGATGGCCGCTGCCGTAAACGACCGCTCGGCCGCCATCGAGGCCATAGCGCAGAACTGGCCCATGCTTGAGGCGCTGATGGCGGGAACCGCCGCGATGCGCGAGGCGGGCGAGAAGCACATGCCCCGGTTCACGCTGGAGCATCCCGACGACTTCAAGGCGCGCGTGAGCGTCTCGACCCTGTTTCCCGCGTTCCGCCGCACCGTCTCCGTGATGGTCGGCAAGCCCTTCTCGTCCGCGATTACCTACGGCGACGACGTGCCGGCCAACGTCCGGGGATGGTGCGACGACGTCGACCTGTCGGGCGTCAACCTCGACGCCTTCGCCGCTGCGCTGTTCACCGAGGCGCTGGCCTATGGGCTGGCGGGCATTCTCGTCGACGCACCGCCGCGCCCTGCTACGGCCGGCCCGGTCGTCACGCGCGAGGATGAGCAATCGGCCGGCATCCGGCCCTACATGGTCCGGGTCCATCATGACCAGATCATCGGCTATCGCACCGAAACGCGCGGCGGCCGGATCGTCCTGACCCAGCTGCGGCTGCGCGAGGACGGCGTAGAGGCCGATGGCGAGTACGGGGAGAAGGCGGTCGAGCGCGTCCGCGTCCTGACCCCGGGCGCCTGGCAGGTGTTCCGCAAGGTCTCCTCGGCGACCAAGACCTCCGAATGGCTGCTCGACAGCGAGGGCCAAAGCGGGCTCGACGTGATCCCGTTCGTGCCGATCTACGGCCAGCGGCTCGGCTACATGCGCGGCGCTAGCCCGCTGCTCGATCTCGCGTTCCTGAACGTCAAGCACTGGCAGAGCCAGAGCGATCAGGACGACAGTGTGATGTACGCCCGGAAGCGGCTGCTCGCGCTGGTCGGCGGGAACAAGGACGAGCCCATCGTCTCAAGTTCTAACTCGGTCATCTACCTGCCCATCGGCGGCGACGTGAAGGTCGCGCAGGGATCGGCAGAAAGCGTCCGCGTCGGGCAAGAGGCCCTCGCCGCGCTTGAAGACCAGATGATCCAGGCCGGCGCCGAACTGCTGGTGAAGAAGCCCGGCCAACGCACCGCGACCGAGGCGGCCAGCGACGCCGATGCGAACAAGTCGGACCTGCAGCGGCTCGTCGAGGGGTTCGAGGACAGCCTCGACTTCGCCCTCTACTTCATGGCGCAGTACGCGAACCTGCCGACCGGCGGGCACGTTACGCTGTTCAAGGACTTCGGCGCCGACAGCCTCGGCGAGGCGTCCGGCCAGCTTGTTCTTGCCATGCAGCAGGGCGGCCTGATCTCCAAGGGCCGGGCCATCGCCGAGATGAAGCGCCGGGGCTACCTCGCGGCGGAAGTCGACGCCGAGGAGGAGGCCGAGCAGGTCGAGGCCGAAGGGCCGGCGCTGGGCAGCATGGGCGAGGCCGAGGACGAACAGGCCGACGAACCCGAGGCGGCCGAAGCGTGACCGCCGAAGTTGTTTCGCTTCACGGCGCCAGGGTCGGCAACGAGCGCCGCGAGCAGTTCATGGCCCAGGTCGCCGCGAGTTTCGACGACTTTGCCGAAGTTTACGGCGAGGAGCCCGAGGCGCTGATGTTCGCCCTTTGCGGCATCCGCCAGAATGTGGCGACGGGCTGGCTCGTCACCGGAGAGAGCGAAGGCGCCGGCAGCGCCCTGATGGCCTACGCCGCCGCCGCGCTTCGCAGCGAAGTGTTCAAGGGCGACTAACAATGGCCCTCACGCCCGAGCAGGTTCACGACCTGGCGGTCTCGCACCGCATCGGCCTGTCGCGCTACTCGACCGGCGTGGTCCGCAAGGTCATCGCCCTGCTCAACAGGACCGAGAAGGCCATCGTCGAGCGGCTGGCCCGGACGAGCAACGAGACCGTCAGCGGGCAACGGCTCGAACAGCTGCTCGCCGAGGTCCGGTCTATTCAGGCTGATGGCTGGGTGCTGGTCCGGGCGCGCATGAACGCCGACGTGACGGACACGGCCCAGGCCGAGGCCGAGTTCGCGCTGCGTCTGGCCAACCCGGTTCGCCCGGTGGTCGTCGCTACCTTCTCGCCGTTGCCGCCCATCGAGCAGATCGTCGCCGCCGTCCGGTCGCGCCCGTTCCAAGGCAAGCTGCTGCGCGAATGGCTGGCCGAGGCCGAGGAGAGCGCGGCTCGCCGGGTGCGCGACGCGATCCGCCAAGGCTTCGTCGAGGGCCAGACCACGCCCGACATCGTCCGGTCGATCCGGGGGACCAAGGCGGCGCAATACCGGGACGGCGTGATGGAGACCAGCCGGCGCGGCGCCGAGGCGATGGTCCGCACGGCCCTGACGCACACGGCCAACACCGCCGCGCAGGCGACGTGGGAAGCCAACGGCGACATCGTCAAGGGGTGGCGCTTCGTGGCCACGCTCGACCTGCGGACAACGCTGACCTGCGCCAGTCTGCACGGGAAAATCTACCCGCTTGGCAAGGGGCCGATGCCGCCCCGGCACATCAACTGCCTAGTCGGGAGTGCTCGTGTATCGACCAGTTCGCGGGTCTCGACCGTGTTTAAGCGTTGGTATGATGGAGATGTGGTCGTCATCCGCACGGCCACCGGCAAGGAACTCACCTGCACCCCGAACCACCCGATACTCACGGACGGCGGATGGATCGCGGCGGGCCTGCTCAATGTAGGCGGCCACGTAGTCTGCGACGGCGGCATTAAGCGGGTGGGCCTCGTCAACCTTGACGACGAGAATGTGGAAGCCAGAATTGAGGATGTAGCGGAAGCGTTCCTCCGTCACGAGCAGGTGTCTGCCGTGCCAGTGCCAACCACCGCCGAAGACTTCCACGGCGACGGCGTCGACGGTCAGGTCGCAATTGTAGCGGCCCACCGGAGCCTGGACGACGGGGGCGAGGCCCCGCTCGATCAGCATGGCCGCCAGCATAGCCTCGGCTTCGGATCGGTGCGTCTGCCGTTCGTGTCGGGTTCGAGCCGCAAGGGCCATTTCGGCGTCGGTTCTGACCCGACCGCGAGCAGCTACTTGGGCGGCGCTGGCGAGGGATTTTCGCTCGGCGGGCGTAGCGCGGCTCATGCGGGCTCGCTGCTGCTCGGCACGGTTCCGCAAGGCAATGCCTCGTTCGGCCAGCACCGCCTCGATAGGGCGTGGACTGCACCCGAAGTGATCGGCGATGCCACGGACACCGATGCCGGACAGGAACATTTCCACGACGCAGTCGGCGTCCAAGGAGACAGTCCGCCGACCGGCGCGAGGGAACGCGAAGCCGCTATCTGCCATCTGGCGACGGACCACATTGCTGCTGACGCCCTGCTCGCGCGCCAGATCACTGATGGCGACGCCGGACCTGTAACGCTCGACAAGGTGGTCAACGTCGAGCGGCGGAAGTTTGCGGGTCATGTGTTCAACCTTGAGACCGAAAAGAACTGGTATGTGTCTGACGGCATTGTAACACATAACTGCCGATCCACCAGCGTTCCGGTCCTCGACCCGATCCCCGGCGTCAAGCCGTTCGAGTTCCCGTCCTATGACGCGTGGCTTCGCCGGCAATCGCCCGAGACGCAGGCCGATATCCTGGGCGCGGCGAAGGCCAAGCTGTTTCGCGACGGCGGGCTGACCGTCGACCGCTTCACCGACAACAAGGGCCGCACCCTGACGCTTGAGGAGCTACGGCGCCGGGACGCTACCGCGTTCGAGAGGGCTGGCGTAGGGTAGGGCGTGGCCCGCACCCCCTTCACAGTCATCGACGGCACGCCGGAGCCCGACAAGGCCCTGGCCAAGCGTCGCGCGAGCGCCAAGGCGATCCTGCCGCCTGAGTTCATTCGCTGCCCGTCCTGCACCGGAAACGCGATGGTCGAGGTTCGCCTTGGCATGGTCCGCAAGTATCGCGGCCGGCCCGCATCCGGCGGCCAGAAGCAAATCGTCTGCGCCCTCTGCCTGGCGCAAGGCCGCGTCGTCACCGTCGACTTCTAGGGCTCCGGCCCGCCAGTAACACCCGGCCCCGCGCCGGCTGCACCCGCCCGGCTCACGCTTGGCGGGTTTTCCCATGCCCTCGACGCGGATGCGCGGGGCGCTCGGGCCTGATGGCCCACAGACCCCGGCGGATGCCGGAGAAAGCCACCAACATGGAACTGCAGACCACCACGATTGAGGGTGTGACCTACGCTGTCGTGCAGGACGGAAAGCCCGTCTACGTCGACGCCGGCAAGACCATCGCCTTCGACGCCGTCGGCACGCGCGACACCATCGGGCGCCTCAACGGCGAGGCCAAGGGCCACCGCGAGCGCGCCGAAAAGGCCGAAACGGCCCTCAAGGTCTTCGAGGGCCTCGACCCGGAACAGGCGCGCAAGGCGCTGGAGACGGTCTCGGGCCTCGACGCGAAGAAGCTGATCGACGCCGGGCAGGTCGAGACCGTCAAGGCCGAGATCACCAAGGCCTACCAGGAAAAGCTCGACGCCGCCGAAGCCCGCGCCAAGGGCCTCGAAGGCACGCTGCACAAAGAGATGATCGGCGGCGCGTTCGCCCGCTCCAAGACCATCGCCGACAAGTTCGCCATTCCGGCCGATCTCGTGCAGGCCCGGTTCGGCGGCAACTTCAAGCTCGAAGACGGCCGCGTCGTCGCCTACGACCAGACCGGGAACAAGCTCTACTCGAAGGCCAGCCCCGGCAACGCGGCCGACTTCGACGAGGCGCTGGAACTGCTCGTCGACGCCTACCCGTACCGCGACAGCATCCTCAAGGGCGAGATCAGGGCCGGCGGCGGCGCGCAGGCGCCCAACGGCGCGACCGGCGCCAAGACCATCAAGCGTGACGCGTTCATGGCCCTGGCGCCCGCCGAGCAAGCGGCTCGCGTCAAGGACGGGTTCGCCATCGCCGACTGACCATTCGCGGCGCCCTGGATGGGGGCAGCGTACCGAGCCGGATGGCTCAACGACCGGCGGGCCATCCGCCTCACACGACGACCTAACCCCCTCAAAACCACAAGGAGCCTATCATGGGCGCTCTGACTCTGACGGGCCTCATCCCGTCCATCTATGAAGCCTTCGACGTCGTCTCGCGCGAAAAGGTCGGGTTCATTTCCGCCGTGTCGCGCAGCTCCTCGGCCGAACGCGCCGCTCTCGGCCAGACCATCTCGGTCCCGGTCGTTGGCGCGATGGCCGCCGAGAACCTGACGGCGACCAACGTCGCGGCGGACACGCCCGCCCAGACCATCAACCGCGTCGACATGACGATCTCGAAGGCGCGCTCGGTTCCGTTCGGCGTGACCGGCGAGGAGTCGCGCGGCCTGCGTTCGGCCGGCACGCTCGACACCATCAACCGGGACCGGATCGCCCAGGCCATTCGCACCCTGACCAACGAAGTCGAAGCCGACCTCGGGGCCCTGCACGTCGACGCCTCGCGCGCCACCGGGACGCACAACAGCGTGCCCTTCGGCACCGCTGGCAACCTGGCCGACTTCGCGGCGGCCCGGCGCATCCTGAGCGACAACGGCGCCCCGGACACTGACCTGCAGATGGTTCTGGGCTCCAGCGCCACCGCCAACCTGCGCGGCGTGCAGTCGGGCCTGTTCCGCGTCAACGAAGCGGGCACCGACCGGATGCTGCGCTTCGGCGATCTGGGCGAAGTGCAGGGCTTCACCCTCCGCGAGAGCGCGCAGGTTCGCACCTCGGTCACGGCTGGCACGAACAACGGCTCGGCGGCGACCAACACCGCCGGCTATGCCATCGGCGCCACCGTCATCACGCTGGGATCGGCCGGCACCGGGACGATCATCGTCGGCGACATCATCACCTTCGCCGGCGACACGAACCGCTACCTCGTCGTCGCGGGCGATGCTGACGTGTCCGGCGGCGGTACGATCACCCTCGCCGAGCCCGGCCTGCGTCAAGCGATCCCGACGTCTGCCACGGTCATCACGACCACGGCGGCCACGACCCGCAACATGTTCTTCCACCGCTCGGCGATCCAGCTGGTGACCCGCGCGCCGGCCATGCCGGAGGAAGGCGACGCGGCGGACGACAACATCGTCCTGACCGATCCGGTGTCGGGCCTCGCGTTCGAGTTCACCGTCTACAAGCAGAAGCGTCAGGTCCGCTACGAAGTGAACCTGGCCTGGGGCGTGAAGACCATCGCGCCGCGCCACATCGGCCTGCTGATCGGCGCCTAAAGCCCGCTGATCGACCACTAAAACGGCGGGGCCGGGCGATCTTCACGGGCCGCCCGGCCCTTTCCGCTACACCCCGAAAGGAACCGCATGTCCTGGTGCCCGACCGTTCGCATCGTCGCCTCAAACGAGGACGGCTACTGCGTCATTAACGAGGCGGACTTCGACGCCGCCAAGCACACCCTCTGGGCCGACCCGCTCGACCACGACGGCGACGGCAAGCCCGGCGGCGACGCCTCCGCGACCGACGGCCTGACCAAGGCGGAGATCATCGCCGACCTCGAAAGCATGGGCGTCGAGTTCGACCCCCGCGACCGAAAGGCCGACCTGCTGGCCCAGCGTGACGCCGCGCGCGCCGCGCTCGATCCCGCGCAGTAAGCGGGCGCCGGCAGCACTGTGATGAGCGGCGGCGCCTTTCGGGCCTTGCTGGAAAGCGGCGACGTGACCGGCCTGCAATCGGCCTGGGCGAACCACTACCCGCGCCTGCCGCGCCCCCGGACCCGCGAGCAGACCGAGATCGTTATGCACT